CTACCCCAGCATGCCCCCCTGCGCGCGCCCTGTGGGCCGCGTAATCCCGCCGGCCGATGCTGAGCCGGCTCTGTTTTGAGGAGCAACGAAAATGCACACGCTGCAGTACCCGACCCCCACCGTTAGCCGCGAGTGGGCCGCCAGCCGCGAGACTCACCCGGCCGTAGCCATGGCGATTCACGCCGTCAGCGGCCCGGGGCGCATGCCGGAGCAGATTTGGGAGGACCCGACGCAAGCGGAATTTGATCACGTCCGCATGGCCGTTGAGAATTACGTCTCTGCCGGGGTCTTTGATGGCGAGACAGATCATTGCTACCCGTGGGGTTGCGCCGTAATTGTTTTCTGACGGGTGCGCCGTGATTTTGGCGCTCCTCGCCATCCTGCTGGCCCTGCTGCTGGCAGTGATTTTGGACCTATAATCGCGCGGTCCTTCGGGACCGTTGTCTCCTCCTGTCGGTTCCTGTGCCGACTTCGCCCCGGGCGTCGAGCCCATCTCCGTCCGGGGCGTCTTTTTCGGAGCATCGAGAATGCTGATCATTACCCATTGCGACGCCGACGCTGAAACCCGCGCCCGTGGCGTCGCGGCTGCCGCGCGGTATTTCGCCGACACCGGAGCCGATCCCGTCGCGGCCTGGCGCGCCGCCGAGGCGTGCAGTTTCGGCGCCCTGTTCGACCGCGACGCACTGCGGGCTTGGTATCTGGCGGAAGACGCCGCTGTTTTGGCCATGTACGGGCGCTGGAGGCACGCTCCCGCTGCCGTCGCGCTGGAGTGGCGCGCGGAGCCGGTTAGATCACCCGCCGCATCGGCGTCGGCATAGACCCGAGGTGCGTCTCGGTCGCGTCGCGTGCGTCGGATTTCGTCCCGCGCCAGTCTGGCGAGGCCCAGCAGTGGCGCGCGGTTTGGTTGTTGCGGCTCTTGCACATGCCGAGGTCTTGCCAACGCGCCTCTGCTAGCGCATGCTGCAGGGCCTGCAGGTTCAGCCTGATATGCGGGGGCGCCTGATTCTGCAGGCGATCCACCAGTGGCTGCCACGGGCCGCTGATGACGCCGAGACGGAATTCCTCGATGCGCTTTTCTATCCGATCCACCAGCCACGATTCCGCTCCGCTGCGGCTGGTGGCCACCATGATCTGTTTCGCTTCGGTCCACGGCGGTGTGGCCCCGGGCGCGAAACGTGAAACGTCACGCTGCCGCAGATACAGCGCCCCAGCCTGCAGGCCGCCGCGGGCGAACCAGCCCCATAGGCGCGTCGATTCTTCCTCGGTCATTCTGGGCGCATCTGTCCATAAAACATACCATCGTCTGTCATCTGACGGTATCGCTATTGCATCGCGGTAGTTCGAAAACGCCAGCACCAGCGCCTGATTTCGCACCTGTATCGGGTGGGCGAATTTGCGCTGCACCGAAAGTAGCTCTGGCGGCGCCGCGAGAATCGGTTTTAGTCGGTTTTCCAGCGCCCTACGGTCCACGGCTTCGCTCTGCCGTAGTTCGTTGAAAATGATCACCTCGTTCTCGAGATAGTATCCCCATTGGTCCTGTAATTCTGCGGTTTCGACTGAGGCGCAATTGGTTTTGTTTTCGCCGCCGATGGCGTAAAGCAGGGGCGCGATCATGCTGTCTTTCCCCGCGCCAGGTACGCCGCCGATCAAAATTGCGTGGTTAATTTTGATCCCCGGGCGCTGCACTTTGAACGCGAAGGCGTCCAGCATGTGGTTTCGCTCGGCTTCGTCGGGGATCAGTCGGGCTACGTGGTCAAGCCACGGCTGCGGGTCGATGCTGCTGGTGATCTGCGGCCTGCCGTCGCGCCATTTATTGCCGAACGCCTGCCCCTGATGCTCGCACAACGTTGACGCCCCAGGCGCGTAGGTCGCGCCGGCCAGGACGCGGGCGCCCATCGCGGCGCGGTTTTCGTCGAAGCTCACGCTGGCTTCGATCTTGCGTGCCGCGCCGCTGGTGTTGGTGTGTATCGAATGACAGCGCACCCGCCGGTATAGCGCATTGAACGCGGAGCGGCTCACTTCGGTGCGCTCAATGAGGTCAAAAAATCCATCGTCGGGGACCATATAGGCCCAGCGTGCGTACCATTCTGCGGGCTCCAGTGTGCTGACGTCCCGCGCTGCGACTGCCTGCTCTGCCGGCGTTTCCGGCGCAGGCTCGGGCGCTGGCGCTGGCCGCCAGAGTGTCGTGCGCGGCGCGATCCAGGCCCGAGCGTCGGACCACCGGGTCCAGCCGCTGTCGGCGCAGTCCCAGCCGTCAGGCTGCCCGGCAGGGTCGATGACCTTGACCTCGGCCGCGATCGGCTGCAGGATCGCCGCCAGGCGCTGCATAGCCTCGATGCCGGCCTGATCCGCGTCAGGCCAGAGCAGGATTTTCCGGCCCCGCAAGGTCTGCCAGTTCGCACGGCCCAGCGCCTGCGCGCCACCGGGCCAGGTGCATGAGACGTACGGGCTGCCCGCCAGCCCTGCCGCCGCGTCGGCGGCTTTCTCGCCCTCCACGACCAGAACCGGGTCTTCGGGTCGGGCCTCCAGTTCCTGCAGGCGGTAGAGTGGGCGCGGCACCGGCCACTGGCCCATGCCCCAGCCGTCACTGGCGAAGGTCCACGGGACGATCTGCTTGCGCTCGCCAGGCGGGTCGTAGCGCGCCACGTGGCCCAGGACGTTGCCGTCGCCGTCGAAGTACGTCCATATCTGCGACGGGTCGCCGTATATGGGATGCCTGCAGTCGTGATCTGCGGCTTCGCTGGGGACCGGCGTAATAACCTGCCGCTGCGGTTTCGGAGGCCGCGCCGGCCTCGCTGGCGCTGCTGGCGTGCCGTCCAGTTGTCGGAACGCCTCGCCAAGATCGATCTCATGGATAGCCGCATACAGGTCGATCAGATCGCCGCCCTTGTCGCCAGCGGCAAAGTCGGCCCACCGGCCTGACAGCAGGTTCACCGAGCAGGAGTCACCCTCACCGCCGGCCAGGTCGCCGCAGACCCACTCGTGGCCCCTGCGTTTGCCGCCAGGAAGCCACTGGGGGACGAGGGTTTCCGCGCTGATGAGCAGGCGCTGGGCCAGGGCGCTGAAGTCGAGTTTCGTTGTCATTTTTCCTCCAAAACCGCCGGATCAATCACCTCGGCGCCCGGGATCCTGCCGGCCTGCGCCTCCCGCGTCCGAGCCCTGATCCGCCCCTCGGCGCGGAACCGCTCGCTGTGCGTCACTGCGGCCAAAATGTCGATCATGGCGACCTCGAGACACCGCAGCGCCGCCAGTTCCCCGGCCCGCACCGCTCGCGTGCCCGTCGCCTGCTGCCGGCGGATGATCTCTGCGCAGGCTGCCTGCGCGCCGCTGATGATGCCGTCAGGGTCGGACGCCAGACCCATGCGCGTGAGTTCCTCCGCCAGATTGACGCTGTCGAAAATCACGCCCCACTGCTGGCGCTGGGCCTTGCCCTTGGCCACTGCGTCGAGTGCGTCGTACATCTGGAGCGCCCAGACTGTGCGGTCGTCGCGGGTGAGCAGGGTTGCGCCTGTGATGGCCATCAGGTGCGCCGTGGGGTTGACGCCGCGGGGGCGGTAGCTGCTGCGCTTGCGGGTCATGCATCCCCCAGCAGCCTGACGGCATCGTCCACACTGCGGCAAACCCCAGCCACGCCCCCGGCCTGCCGGATCGTGGCTAGGAACTCCTCCTGCCCGGGGCGCATGCGCCCAGTGCGGCTCTTGACCTCAATGGCTAGCGTGCGGCCGTCGCGCAGCACGCCCATGATGTCGCTCATGCCGCGCGCCGTGTTCGCGCGGATGTACCGCGTCGAGCCGTCCCGGTTGCGCTCCGCGAAGGTGCCGGAATTGATCCGCCAGTGGCTGGCGACCTTCGGGTGATGCCGCAGCAGCGCCAGAATCGCCCGCAGGATCTGCGCCTCTGACGGCTCGCCGCTCGGCTTTGCCGGGGCGCGTTTCTTCGGCTCTGGCGGGATCGGCAGTTCGCGCCGCGGCTTGCCCCAGATGGCGGCTAGGGTGTCCTCGCTGCGCTGGTGGTCTTGCATGACCTCGCGCAGGGTGCGGCGGCCTCTCATCGCTTCGCCTCCGCTCTGTCAATTTCCGCCTGCAACGTGGCCACCGCCTCCTTCGCCATCTCCAGCATTGTGGCCAACATCACCGCATCACCTAGGCAATCGCGAATCGCCTTGTTTTCGTCGCCGGGGCCGTAGTCGCCGCTGTCCACCCACTCAATGTCGTGCAGGGCTTTGGCCACCAGCTTCAAGTGCTTTGCAAACGCCCGCCGCTCTGGCGTGTCTGCGGTAAAGGTCGCCTCGTACTCCAGCTTGGAGTAGATGTAGTTCATGCTTCCGCCGCTCATCGCTTCGCCCCTTGCGCGGCGCACCGCGCCGCATACGCCCAGACTGACGGCGCCTGCTCATACGCCTGCCGAGCGGTCACGCCTACCTCCGCTTGGCGCGTCGCCCGATACCAGACGTTGTTTTTGTTGATCGCGTCCGCGACCACCAGACCGGCCCGCTTCAGATGCAGCAGGTATCTGTTGGCGGCGTTCTTCTGCACGCCCAAGTGGGCGGCCAGGGTTGCCGTCGTCACCGGCTGGTGGTTCATGACGACGTGTAGTGCGTCGCGTTGTCGGGGAGTCACGTTGTCCTCCTATCGGGGCCGCAAGTGTCAGCCCGCCGACTGCCGGCAGTCAACCGGCGCAGAATGACCCCGCAATTCTGTCAACAATAGTCACGGGGCGGCACAAAGTGGCATGATGCGTCGGCGCCGATGCGAGCGCGAACAGGAGTTGACGAATGTACACGACAACCTACGGGCCTGGCGATGAAGCCACGTGGCCCACGTATCCAGCCGGGTATGCCGGCGATCACCCGAACGAGGTGGAAGCCCGAGACCACCTGCTGGCCTGCCCAGCAGACTGGCAACTGTGGTTCTCGGTTGTCTCGACTGCCCGCGAGGGCGCGGCGTTTGACACGGCGAACGTCCGCGAGGAAGACATGGTTTCGGCTCACGCAGACGTTCTGCTGGCATGCCTGTTCGCCGGCACACGGGCGCAGGCTGATGCGGCTCGGTTTGAGCTGCAGAACCGATTCCTGCGAGATAACGAGCACCGGGTGCAGCAGATCGCAGACGCGATGTTCGCCTGCAGCGAGCCTGAGTTCTATGACGATTTCTGAGGAGCGGACATGTTCACCAACATGAGTTTTCACGGCATCGTCGGCGTAGTTGCCACGAAGCGCACCAGTGCCAACGGCCACACCTGGCGGCACATCATCCTGACCGATTCCGAGGGGAACGAGGTCAAGATCGCGCTGTTCCCGGCGGCAGAGGGCAAGCCCGAGCAGATCAGCATCATCGACGAGGAGCGGACGGAATGATCCTCGAAACCGCCACCCAGCGCGACGCCGACTGGTACGCCGCCCGCATCGGCAAGGCCACGGCGTCCCGGTTCAAGGACGCCATTGCCACGAAGAAGCAGACGGAAAAGCAGAAGAAAGACAACGTGCCCGGCGACCCCATGCAAGCGCAACTTGACTACCTGACGGAGCTTGTCGTTGAACGGCTTACCGGCCAGCGTGTCCAGAAATACGTCACCGCTGCCATGCAGTGGGGCGACCACGAGCCCGCAGCGCGTGCGGCCTACGAGCGCGCAACCGGCACCAGCGTCGAGGAAACCGGCTTCGTCGCCCACGACACCCTGCTGGCGGGCTGCTCGCCTGACGGCTTGGTGGACTGGGACGGTCTCATCGAGATCAAGTGTCCGTGGAACACCGCAAACCACATCGAAACGCTGCTGCGTGGCATGCCCGACGAGCACCGCGCGCAGGTACAGGGCCAGATGTGGATCACTGGCCGGCAGTGGTGCGATTTCGTCTCCTACGATCCCCGGATGCCCGTTGAACTGCAGTTGCACATTCAGCGGATCAACCGTGACCCTGGCTTCATTGCCGACCTGGAAGCCAAGGTTACGTCTTTCCTGCAACAGGTCGGCACTCAAGTCGAGGCGCTGCGGCGTCTCGCGGAGCAAAGAAAATGAGCACTGAGAAGCCAAAGCGGCCCTACATCCGCACCGTCAAGGTCTACGTGGTCAGCCACCCCGACCACATGGACCGCCTGATCCGCGCCATCAGCGCAGCCGAGGCGATCCGCTACGCATCGTCGGGCTACGAGGCCAAGCTCGCCACGCAGGACGACATCATCGCCCTGATGGGCGGCGGCACGCCCGTCGAGACGACTGTGTCGGCATCCAACGTCCC